TAGTCCTCGCCCAGTTTGTGTAGCATGGATAGGGGGTATTCCTTGACCATGCGGTCGAACATGTCCTGGATCTCGTCGGATGCCGTCCCCTGATGGGCAACGATAAGGGAGTTGAGGCCGACGCGGTGAACCAGTTGCAGCCAAGCCATGTATATCTGGATGCAGGTGGAGCCGCCCCACTGACGTGCCTTCAATAGTACCAGACGAATAGGCTTCCCGGCCATGCGCTTCTTCTCCAGCCGTTCAACCAGCCTTCGCTGGGGACGATTCAACCGGAAAAGGATATCCTCGCCGCCGCCTTTCTGCTTGATATAGACGTAGAACGCGGCCCAAAAAGCAAAATCATACCGGCTTCGAAGGCGGCACAGTTCGCTTACAATGTCCTCGCGGGTCGCTGCGATATCATCTTCGTCGTCCAAATCCACCTCCAGGCGGCCAGCCTCTGTCTCCTTCCGGATGAAGCCGTCAATGCTGCCGCACTTCTTTACCTCTTGGAAGAGGGGAATCTTCATGCAGCGAGACGGAATGAACCATGTATAGTGTAACTCCGGAACGCTGAATCGCACACGGTCCTCCATGAGAAGCGATCCCTCTCCAGTGATAGGGTTGAAGGGGGCATAGATAAGCGAGTTGCGTTTCTTATTCTCCGCAACTATGCCCAGCACGTCCTTCTTCAACTCGTCCCGTGTCATCGGATAGGAACCTCCATATTAAGCAGGGCGATACAAAGACCCCAGGCGTAGCACCAAAGATGCACCCACGAATTAACGCCGCCCATAAAGAATCCAACGGCAATGAATCCAATCCACCAGACCTGCCATGTCCATTTGCGCCTAACGGAAAGAGACAGCGAACCAAATAGCCCGTACAAGACACCGGAGCAGCCAACCGTTGGGACGGCGAGGTTTAGCAGGCCAACCGGTACAAGTACCGACGCGATATAACATGCCAGTACCCGGCTTGGGTTGATATCATAGGCGAAAACGACGCTCAGAAGCGCCCACGAATTGATTACATAATGTAAGAAGTTGGCATGAAAGAACGGGTATGCCAGCCGCGCCCAAATGGTGCAGCCTTCGCGGATTCCCACCTTTTCCAGCGGTATAGGCACAAGCAGCAGCAGCCCGGCAAGGGCTACATAAACAAGTGCCGCAGCTTTCGTTTTCTCTGGTCGTACCATCCCTTCTCTATCTTGTTGATGATAACCTTCGCTGAAGACGGCGTAAGATAGAATTTGGGAGCAGGGGACACAACCACCTCGCTAACGAGGTCATAGATGGATGCGTCCGGGCGCTGCTCCCTCAAAACACAGTATCGCCGGAAGATTTCTTCAAACATTTCCTTTCGAGCCGGCGCGGAAACACCGACGTCCAGGAGTGTTTTCCCCGTCTCCATAGCGCTAACGACAATGGATGCTCGCTCTTCGCTCACCCAAAACCGTTCCGACGGCATAATGACAACTTTTCTGTACACTTCCTGCAGACGCATCTTCTTGTCTGCCTCTAACAGTGTACGGTAGGCGCGCATCAGGTCCTTGTTGCGCAAGTCTTCATAGTAAAAATTGTTTCCACGATGTTTCATAGCCCAAACCCATTACGCACAAAATTAAGAATTTATGTAAACAAATAAAATAAACTGTACCATTATCGCGTTTATTTTTGTCCAGAAAAGTTGATTTTTAGCCATTTTCACCATGCCTACACCCGAACAAGAACCCAAAAAGACCAACAGGGAAATAGCTATGGGTCCTTATAAGGACCGTCAGTTTGCTGACGACGAAGAGCTTTTCGGCCAGCTCAATGCCGACCGCGAAGCAAATGCCGCCAAACTGAAAGAGTATCAGGAACGCGAAGAGGCATTTTCCAAGGCTTTCACTGCCGACCACCGTTTTGCCGGAATGTTCCAGGCCGCCAAAGAGGGCCGCGACCCCGTGTTGTGGCTGGTTACCGAGTTTGGCCCGGATATCAAGGACCGGCTGGAAGACCCGGAGTTCCTGGAGCAGGTGGAGCAGGCCGGAAAGGAGTACGCCGAGCGCATTGCCGAGAACAAGCGGTACGAAGAAGAGTATTCCGCGAATGTTGAGCAGTCCCTGGCCGCCATTGACGCCTTCCAGGAGGAAAACAAACTCTCCGACGAGGAAACTAACTCCGTGCTGGATGCCCTTTCAACTATCGCCCGCGACTATGTAAGCGGCAAGATCACCGCAGAAACCCTTAAGATGGTCTCCGACGCCCTCAACTTCAGCACCGCCGTGGCCGAGGCTGCACAGGAAGGCGAAGTGAAGGGCCGCAACGCCAAGATTAAGGAAGAGCTGCGTAAGGCCAACAAGGGAGACGGTACGGCCCACCTCCAGGGGGCCAACGGAGGCGCCGGAGCAGCCCCGCAGGGCAACAACATGGGCGCCATCGGACGCTACGATGGTAACGACATCTTCAAACGTGGCGGCGAGAAGCGCACCAAGTATCATTAGTAGACAACATGTTTCACCATTTTTCTAAACCCTTTGCATTATGACAAAAGTCAAGAAAGCGGGTGGGTTCCTTCTCACCCTACTGCTCTCGCTCCTGACCATGTGTCTTGGAGCTCATTCCGGGGTGATGATGGCAGACGCCAGCGCACTCCCGGATGCCGGCAAGGTTCAGACTGGCAGTCCGGCTGAGATTCCCGGTGGTATCGCCACCGAGACCTCCGGTCGTGCCAACGCTGATCCTGACTTCTATCTTAATGACGTTGACAAGCGAATCACCAAGATTCGCCCTATGGCAACGCCTATTGACCAGATTTCGCGCTACGCAAAATCGTCCAATGCTGACAGTTTCGTAATCAAGTACTACAGCGTAGGCACTCGTCCTATTTCCTGTAAGACTGCAGATGACGTTAATGCGCAGAATGCTGGCGCATCCATCGTTCTGCCCGTGGACGATGCTAATATGTTCACGCTGGATGATACTATCCGTGTAGTTGGCGTCAAGGGTAAATACTATGAGGACGGAACCGCCTATGATGCAGACGACCCCAACGCTCCCGACCTCGTTCTTTGCGTGTGCGGCCGCGACCCTTCCACCTCCATGCCTACCGTGTATGCCGTCAATGGTAACAAGGACACCCACAATGCCACTATTTGGGTTCCCGCTATTCCTGCCGGTACTACCCTCGTCCGCATGGGTAAGGCTTGCGGTGAACTGGACGTCCAGACTGGCCGATTCAACAACATCCCCATGCCGGAGTTCCAGTACTGCCAAAACTTCATGATTCAGGTAGAACAGTCCACCTTTGACAAGATTGCCGCCAAGGAGGTTGATTGGAACTTCTCCGACCTGGAGGAAGATGGTGTTTATGACATGCGCCTTGCGCAGGAGAACACCTTCATCTGGGGCGTGAAGAACGTGATCGCCCATACCACCAAGGAAGGTATGAACACCTACTTCACCAAGGGTATTTGGTGGATGGCAGGTAAGGACATTGAGGTTGGCCACTGGGATGCCGCTTCCTCTACTGCCGTTATCTCCGACGATGATCTGGTGGATATCACCAAGGACCTGTTCGTCGGTACCGGCATCGGTAATAAGCGCAAGATTCTCCTGTGCGGCTCCGACATGCTCTCCGCGTTCTCCAAGATTAAGTCTGAGAAATTCCGTCTTAAGGACACCGTGGAGGTATGGAACCTCAAGTTCAAGAGCTGGGATACCGACTTCGGCGAGGTGCTGACTATCCATCACGAGCTGTTCGATATCAACGGCATGTCCGACTGTGGCTTCGCCCTTGATCCGGAATACCTGTCCAAGAAGGTACACGTTTCCTGGAATCGTTCCGTGCTTGACCTTAAGAAGGCTGGCGTCCGCAATACTGACGCTGCAGTGATCCAGGAGGTCTCCTGCCTGTACCTGCGTTACGCTAAGGCTCACGCCCGTATGAAGCTCGCCCAGGCCCCTGCCGGTTCCGGCAGCGGTTCCGGTTCTGGAAGCGGTAGCGGCTCCGGCTCCGGCTCCGGTAGCGGCTCCGGCTCCGGTGGCGGCTCCGGCTCCGGTGGCGGACAGTAATCGTCACCGCGTCTCGTAAGACCAAACCGTTGGGGGCGGGCAACACTGCCCGTCCCCTTTTCAATTAAAAATCCACCAACATCATGACAAAGGTTTACAAATCCAAGAGCATCGTTGCCATTACCATCTTCTTCAAGAATACCGGGAAGAGCAAGAGAATCTCCTTCTCGCCGCTTACCGGAACCGGCAGCGTTTACTACTCCAAGGACGAGAACGAGCAGAAGGCCATAGAGGCCCATGTGGGGTTTGGCCGCCTGTTCCGTCTGGAAGGCTCGCGCACCGACACTCCCGTCGCTGCAAAGCCCGCAAAGAAAGCCCCGGCCCCGCAGGCTGACGGCAAGCCGGCAACCACTGCTGCCGAATCTCCTAAAGGCGGCAAGGAGCCCGTTCACGTCAAATTCACGAATATCCCTGACGCAAAAGAATACCTCGTAAACGCCTTCCCGGACGTTTCCCGTACAAAGGTGCGCACAAAGGCAGACGTGAAATCCATCGGCCTTGCCCACAACGTCGTGTTTGACGGCCTTGAATAACCGCTAAACCCTTCCGGCCATGACCTACAATGTAGCAGACTTGAAGCAGGCCATCCGCGTAGTGCTGGACCAAAACATGGTCAGTACCCAACTTGTCTCCACCAGCGACATTGACACTCTTTCGCTGGATGAAATCATTGAGAGTAAGATTGTGGATGCGGCCCGCATAGTGCTGCGCGACGCACCGGCGCACCTGTTGGATGGCGGCACGGTCTTCCCTCAGGCGTCGCAGGTCGTTACATGGGACAGCCAGGCCGGTTACGGCCCCGGCAGCGTTCCGCTTCCGGCCGACTTCCTTCGTCTGGTATGCTTCAAAATGAGCGACTGGGACCATGCGGTCTCGCAGCCCATCTACGAAGACAACCCCCTTTATAAGGTCCAGCGGAGCCGGTTCGGAGGCGTCCGCGGCAATCCTCAGAAGCCCGTAGTGGCTATTGTAATGCGTAGCGACGGTGCGCGCCTTGAGTTCTATTCCTGCGCAGCGGATTCCAATGCTTCGGTTGCGGAGGCGGCCTATATCAAG